ACTTAAAAATGTTTTAATTGAGACAAAAGAAAGAATTACAAATTCTAAACCATCTAAAAAAGAATATATTAAGTTATTGAGCTTAACTCAAAATTTATAATTCAGTATTCTTTAAATTTTTATAAATTGCGTTTTTTAAAATCTGACGTTTAGTGTCAGATTTTTTTTTGTGGTATTTTCTTTCTTGTAGATTTTTTACAAGTTGTGTTTTAATAACTTTTTGTTTAAAATTCTTGAGAGCTTTTTCAATCCCACTATTTTTTACAGGTATGATTAACATTTTTTTGACAAGTTTATTAACATTGATTATATTTTAATAAATAAACGAAGATATGAAAAAATTGTAAATGAAAAAAGGAAAAAGTTGTGTAATCAAGGGTTACAAACAAATAAAGTGTTCTTATGGAACTGTGGATTCAAAAAACCTAAAATCGATTTACTTAAACATCCAATCTTGGGTTGAACCAAAAGGTTTAGAAATGGATTGGGTACGACCTGTATCAATACTCAACAAAAATATAAAGACAACTCTTGGTGATATAATCAACAAAGATTTATTTAATGATAAATTTATTGTTGATTTAGATTTAAGAACAAGTGGTATATCAATCAAAAAAAGGTCTTTTATGAATTTAGAAATAACACTTTTTGTTAAAACAGAAATGGGGTTCAAATCAACCGAGTTAAAAAATGAATTAAAAAATATTATATCACAGGTTGAAAAATACTGTTTCAAACCATCAAAATATTTTAAATTTTATTTAACCAAAAAGGATAAATTAATTACTACCGATAAATTAGAAAGTATTTAATATTTATCTAATAAAAAGGTAAAATGCAAAATTATAAAATATTAGGTCCAAGAGAGACAGGTAAAGGTATTTTAATTGAGATGGATGCGGGATATGTTTCCCCAACAGAAAAACATAATCAAACATTCTTACAAGAAAGTAGGGACTTTAAAGATTATTCAAAACCATTTGAGTTTTATGCCGTTCTACAAAAATACAACACACCAAATAGAAATGGTAGAATATATCCTGAAAGAATTTTAAAGAGAGAATCTGAAAATTATATAAAGAATTATATAGGTAAAAAAACTGCCTTATCAGAACTTAACCATCCTGAATCTTCATTGATAGATTTAGATAGAGTATCACACATGATTACAGAGATGTGGTGGGATGGTAATGTTTTATTAGGTAAGTTATTACTTCTAACTTCACCAGGGTTCCATGAAAGAGGTATTGTGTCAACAAAGGGTGACCAAGCCGCAAACCTATTAAGATTAGGTGTAACGTTAGGTATATCATCAAGAGGGGTAGGTTCACTTAAAAAAGTGGGTGACCAAAATGAAGTACAAGATGACTTTGAATTAATTTGTTTTGATTTAGTATCATCACCGTCAACACCAGGAGCTTATTTATTTACTGAACCTGATGGAAGATTTGCGTTTGAAGAGAACCTACAAGAAGAAAATGAAATGAAAGCGGCTAGAACAGTAAACAAATCGCTTGATTTAATGGGAAGACTTTCCGATTATTTAAAAAAATAAATAATTATGGAAATGGACGAAAAATACTTTGTGGCAAAAATCCAATACGATTTGCCAGATGAAAACACAGGAAAAATTAAAAAAGTAAGAGAAGAAAAACTTGTAAAAGGTTATTCAGTTACTGATGTAGAAGCTAAAGTTACTGAGGCTTACAAATCATTTAGTTATGATTGGAGAATTACTTCAGTTAGTGAAAGTAAAATTGACGAAGTGTTTGAGTAATTACAAAGTAAAAAAAACATTTAAAAGAGGACAAAAGTCCTCTTTTTTTATGCTCTAACAAAAAAAAAATAATTTTTATAAACATTCATATATTTATTTAATAAAATAACTACGCAATGGCAGAAAAAAACTTAGTTGAAGAAACGTTAATCCAAATACAAAATTTGGAAGAAGTTATCAATGAAAACGCAAAAGAAATACTTCATTCTACAATGAAAGAAGAAATTAGCGAATTAGTAAAAGAGTCTATGAAAAATGAGGCTGAAGAAGATGAATTTGAAGTTGAAGACGAATTAGAATTTGAAGATTCTGAGGAAGAAGAAAACGAATTTGAATCTGAAGATGAAGAATCTGAAGAGGAAGAAGACGAATTTGGAACTGAAGAAGACGAAGATTCTGAAGAGGAATTTGACATGACAGATTTATCTGATATGGGTGGTGAAGATGAATTTAATTCTATGGAAGTTACTGATTTAACTGACAGTTCTATGGAAGATGTCCTTAAAGCTTTTAAACAAATGAGTGCTGATGACAGTTTTGAAATTAAAAAAGAAGGTGATTTTATTCATTTAAAAGATGAAGAAGATGAATACCTTATTCAAACTGAATCTGAACAAGAAGAGTATGAAGGTTGGGAATCTGAAGAAGAGGAAGAAGAATTAGATGAAATCGTTTACGAAATTGAAATGAATGAAGAGGAAGAGGAAGAAGAGTTGGATGAAATGTGGGGTAGTAAAAAAGGTGAGTACTCAAGAGAACACGGACACAAAGACGGCGATGGTTTAGATTATGAAGAAGATGAATACGAACTTGAAGAAGAAGTATTTACTGAATCTACTAAAGCTGTAGTTGGTAAAGGTGTTAAATTGGGTAACGCTAAAACTGCTGGTGTTGTTAAAAAGACACAAGGTAGTTTTAACGAAAAGAAAGCTCACGCAAATCCTACAAAAGGTACAGGTAAACCTAAATTTGAGTTCAAAGAAGAAGCTTCAATGGACACGGATAGACCTAAAAAATTCGGAACAAAAGAAGAAGCTAAAGAAGCTGCTCGTACTTACGGATTTGGTTCTAAAAAAGGACGTGGTTTAAGAAAGGGTATTACACCTAACAGAAACTTAACGTTTGAAAGCCGTGAAATTATGGAAGAAGTTGAAATGTTAAGAGCTAAAAATGAAGAATACAGAAAGGCTCTAAATATGTTTAGAGACAAACTTAACGAAGTTGCAGTATTTAATTCAAATTTAGCATACGCTACAAGATTGTTCACAGAACACTCTACGTCAAAGCAAGAAAAGATTAACATTTTAAGAAGATTTGATACCGCAGACACTCTTAAAGAATCTAAAGCTCTTTATAAGACAATAAAAGACGAGTTAGGTGGTGCCGCCACTAAAGCTCCGATGACAGAATCAATCGAAAGAGTGATGGATAAAGTTCCACAATCAGGTTCAGCTGTGAATTTGATTGAATCAAAAACTTACGAAAATCCTCAATTCTTGAGAATGAAAGACATTATGTCAAAAATAATAAAATAAACTTAAAAAATAAAAAACCTATAAAATAAAATGGGAGCATTATTAGAAAGTGGATTAGTAGGTAACATCGGTCTTAAGCACCTTAAAGTTATCAAAGAAGACACTATAAACAAATGGGACAAATTAGGGTTCCTTGAAGGTCTTAGAGGCCACCTAAAAGAAAACGTTGCTCAGTTGTATGAAAACCAAGCATCATTCTTAATTAACGAAGCGGCTTCAACTGCTGATTCAGGTTCATTCGAAACTGTGGTATTTCCTATCATCAGACGTGTGTTCTCTAAATTATTAGCTAACGAAATCGTATCTGTACAAGCTATGAACTTACCAATCGGTAAATTGTTCTACTTTGTACCTCAAATTCAGGGTTATACTGCATCTACAGTTAATCCATTAGGTGCTGCTGGACAACAGCAAGACCACAGAGCTCCTGTAGGTTCTCCTGGAAACTATCCTGGTGACCCAAATGCGGGGTATAATGATTCAACTGCGTATCCAAAAAACCTTTATGATTTATTTTACGAAGGTACTGAACCAGGTTTAAATCCTGCAGGTCTTTTTGATTATTCAAAAGGTGCTTGGGCTTGGATGACTGGTGCGACTACTCCTGTAGTTTGGTCAAGTGGTAACTTAGTTGTTTCAGGATACGGAGCTGGTGAATATAGAAAGATTCTTATTGCATTGTCAGGATTTACAAGTGCTGGTGAAGGTAAATTAATCGGTCCTGATGGACAAGAAATGGACACTGACACATTCTTATCTGATTTAACATTATTACCAGCACAAACTGTTGGTTCTCAAAGTTTAATAACTGCGATTAATGCGGCAGGTGGTTCGGCTACTCCAACTACACCACTTTTATATCGTGTTGTTACGCAGAAATATGGTAAAGGTATAGTTCAATATGGTCAAACATCTCAAACTACTTGGCCTGGTACTAACTTAGGTGGTGGTAACGCAGGAACTTATAATAATATTTGTTCTCAAGATGGTATTATCTATTTAGAAGTTGATTTACAAACTCCAGCATGTATTTCTTGTGGACAATCAACTCCTGATGGATATACTGGTACAACTCTTGCGGCTAACACAGTTCTTTCATCAACTACTACTAGCCAAGCCATTTATGCGTTTTGGAAGCGTTACAGAGAGTTAGAATTTGAAGACAGAATTGGTGAAGTTTCTTTCGACCTTCAATCAGTAACAGTTTCTGTAACTGAAAGAAAGTTAAGAGCACAATGGTCTCCTGAATTGGCTCAAGACGTTGCGGCATTCCACAACATCGATGCTGAAGCTGAATTAACAGCTTTATTATCTGAACAAGTTGCGGCTGAAATTGACCGTGAAATCTTACGTGACTTACGTAAAGGTGCGGCTTGGACATTACGTTGGGATTACAACGGATGGAAGCGTCTGAACAACCAATCAACTCCATACACTCAAAAAGACTGGAACCAAACTTTGATTACTGCGATTAACCAAATCTCAGCTCAAATCCATAAGTCTACTTTAAGAGGTGGAGCTAACTGGATTGTTGTATCTTCTGAAATCAGTGCTATTTTTGATGACTTGGAATACTTCCACGTATCAAACGCAGCTCCTGAGCAAGACCAATACAACATGGGTATTGAAAGAGTTGGTACTTTAAGTGGTCGTTACCAAGTATACCGTGACCCATACTTCCCACCAAACACTGTGTTGATTGGTCACAAAGGTACTTCGTTATTGGATACTGGATACATCTACGCTCCATACGTACCACTACAATTAACTCCAACAATGTATAACCCATTCAACTTTACTCCTATCAAGGGTATTATGACACGTTACGCTAAGAAGATGGTTAATAACCGTTTCTATGGACGTATCATCGTTGATGGTGTTCGTACATTCGATTTGAATGAATTAAGATAATCTTATCTTAAGAGATAATAAAAAAGGTCAGAGAAATCTGACCTTTTTTTATTTGTTTAACAATCTTAAAGATTTGGAAATAACTTCAGACTCAATCATAGTAAATGCACCTCGTTTATATGCTGAAACAATTGCTTGAATAATACAATTATTTGAATCTTCATTTGTTAAATTATTAATGAAATAATTAACATCTTCGTTACTGTTAAATTGAAAAGTATCAAATAAAACAATTTTAGAGTTTAAATTATCTAATTGCGATTCTATTTGATTTTTTAATTCGTCTTCATTTAAATGTTCCATAATTTGTGATATTTATATAATGATAATAAATAAAAATCGTTATGAAAAGTAGTATATTAGAAATATTAAAAAAAGTTAAAGAATACGATGACTATTTGTTAGAGTCTACTGCAACAGGAGACTCAGGGAGTTATAGAGTTCCTTTAAGACCAGGTTTAAGGTTATGGGATAAAAATATTTTAGAACCATTTACCGAACCATTAAATGGATATGACAATGCTGAGGTTTATGTTGATTCACTTGATGGTAATATTGAAACAAAAGGTGTAAAAAGAAAAGAAGAACGAGCAATTGCCATTTCAAAATCAGATAAAAGACATCCTGTGCTAAATGATGATGATGGGAGTGATTTAAATGAAAATCCTGTTAACACAAAACTTCTCAAAAAAGTTTTTGGTAAAAAGAAAATAAAAGAGGGTACTGACACTACATTAAGTGCTGGTGAATATAATGGTCCTATTGAAATAGGGTTAAAAAAATGGAGGAAATCTGAACTAGGTCCATTTACTGATGATAGTAATCATCATACCACAAATAAAGCTAAGAAAAAAAATCTTAAAAATAATATTAAAAAAATTGTAGGTGTTTGGGAAAAACATCCTGAAAGTGGTTATGAAATACCATCTCATGATGTTCATACCATTAATGAAGATTTAGGTGTTTGGTTTGGTACTAAGAAAAAACCAAAAGGTAGTAAACAACCTAAAGGACCTTGGGTTAATATATGTAAAAAAGTTGATGGTAAACATCCACCATGTGGAAGACCTGACGCTTCACCTAAGTCATATCCAAAATGTCGAGCAGCGGGAGTTGCAGGTAAAATGTCAGATTCTCAAAAGAAAGCTGCTTGTCAACAAAAAAGAAAAGCTGAAAAAAAAGATACTCAAACAGGTAAAGGACAAAAGCCTATTATGACTTCATACAAACCAAAAAAGAAAAAGACCAACGAATCGGTCTTAATATCTTTGATTAGAAAAACTTTAGATTAATAGATACTTTTACTAACTCTAATACCTGGTTTAAGAGGTTCGTAAGTTCTTTTAGGTCTTGAATATTGTCCTGTACTAAATTCAGAATTTAACGCTTCTAAAGCGCCTCTATATTCACCTGTTTCATCTGATAGTAATCTATCAATAACATCTTGAATTAAACTTCTATCAAGTCTTCCGTATTCAGGTTCTTCTGACATTTCTTTTAACGTTTTTTTAATTTGATTATCTAACTTTGACATGATTTAAATATTAACAATTTATTTTATTATAAATATTATCAAGTGAGTGATTAATTTGAGTTTCAAGTTCTTTTTCAATCTCCATAGCTCTAAATTCCATTTCTTTACGGAATGTACTAACCAATTTATCCCATTGAGTTTTACTCAATTTAATAAAATAACTGTATGTATGATTAGTTACAGTAACTTGTCCACCATCCATAGTAACAAAAATACCTAATTTATCATTACGGATATATTTTTTGTCTGATATTGGGGCAATTATGAGTTCAGAATCCTCCGAATGAATGAGTTTTCTACATATGGTGGAACATTTCCTCACGTTAGACATATAAATGTCAAATTCGGTACTTTCTCGGTCTAATCGACGTAGATATAAACGATACTTAATCCACAGTTTTTTAATTATAGTCATGTCATTTATGATTTGACTACAAATATACTATGATTTTTTAATAATTCAAAATTTTTGATTAACAATATGCTCCTGAACAACGTTTTTTACCATCTAAACCTTTTATTTTACCTTTACACACTAATATACCGTGACCATTACTATATGCTGAGGGGTACACGTCATATTTTGCCTTTGCAGATGCTTTACCACGAGCACAAAGTTTAGTACCTGCTTTTTTACGACCTTCCATCATAATGTCTTCTTCAGGTCTTACTGCGTCATCAGAACTAAATTTATCACCTTTGATTTCATTCATCATAAAATCAAATACTTGGTCTAAGTTATTCTTAGACTCCGCAATGTGGTCTTGTGCCCAATCGTGACCATTGTTTAAAATATTTTCAACATCATCTTTAGGTATAGATAAAAGTATCTCACATTGACGTTGCATTTGTTCTAAATTTGAAAAGAACATATATCTTTCAGATTGTTCTTTTAATACTTTTTTAATAACACTATTTAAATTTTTCATATTACGCAATCATATCATCTTCTTTTAGGTCATTACAGACAACATCTAAGAACACTTCAATATCGTGTTCTAAACCTTCATAATCTTCAAATACATTTGTTCCTTCAGTTGTATTTTCAAACATACAAGTTTGAAAATTACCCTCAGGGTCACAATAAATTTCACCATAGTAATCACTATCATCAACTGTTAGATATCCAGTATGTATTTTTTCATCTTCGGTATCTTCAGTTGACTCGTATCTAAATTTGAATGAGGGCATACCTGGAAATTCAAAAGACCAAAATCCACCGGCTTTTGTAATTGCGTCATCTTTAGACGATGGTTCATCTTCTATTGAAATTCCTTTAGTGAATTTCTCAAGAGTTTCTCTTTCTTCAGGTGTGATTGATTCCATACCTGATTGACTAATTTTATCTAAAATCATATCAATTTTATCTTCACCGGGTGTAAACACTTCGGATAAAACAAATTTTAATAGTTTTACATATTCGTTTTCAGAAATTTTTATTTTTTTCATTTTTTATCAACAATTTGAAATGTTAGTGTTTTCTTATAAGTATTAACTTCACCTGAAGAAAGTACTTTAATGTCTACCTTATATTCATTTGGAATTTTATCTCTTGTGTCAAACATAAAGTAGTATTCATTTGAAGTTCTATTAACTTCCGTCCAATCTTGTACTTGTACCTCTGTTGTCCCTTCATTAACGTATATTCTATAATACGATTTAACAGGTGTTAATACTTGATTAGATGTATAAGCTTTTTTGATAATAACACCAACTTTTCTAATATCAGTATTTAATACCTTTTCATCTTGTTTAATACCATAGAAATCAAATCCGTAAAGTTCAGGGTCTTTACTTGTTGCCCCAATTGTGAAATAGTTTTTATATGGTAAAATAGTTAAATCATTAACCACGTCGGGTAAAGATATGCCATCATATTTAAGATTAGACCACGTGTCGGTTAACATACATGGAGCGGTAGTTGTTATTGGGTGAACGTTTATTTCGTAAACTCCAGCTGTTTTTAAACACCCAGTATATGGTCCATAACCATCGTCTGACGCAATTGATAATGTTGCAATTGGCATCTCATCTAAATTTGTTGGTTCACCATTAATATATGAATACAAATATAATTTATTAAATTTTTTAGTATAAAATGTATTTCTGTCATCATTGATTAAATCATCATAAACGGTCTCAAGGAAAGGTTCGTAGAAAGTTTGAGTATGTCTTGTGAAAAATCCTACTGAATAGTTTTCAGTTAAACCTGTTAAATTTTCTAATTCGGGCAAAAAAGCAATTCCCCATCCTGTAAAACCTGATGTAGAACCTGTAAGGTATTGATTAATTTCATTTGTCATATTGAACTCAATATCTTCATTACCAAATTCAAAATGTTGAGTATCGACAATTGTTAATGCTGAATAATTAATTGTTGAGCCTGTTCCTGTGTTTGTATTGTTGTATATTCCCGGTGTTGACCAATTATCTAATGTTGTTGTTTGATACCAATTAGAAGGTCTTTGAGAATATGCCTTATCTTGTGGTAAAGCTATTGGTGATAATAAACCATTACTTGAATTTAAAGTACGTTGAACATCATAATAATCATACCCTACTCCTTCATCCCACGTTTGGGCAGTCCCTGTATTACCTGAAGTAAGAGGTATTCTAAATAAAACTAAGTCAAATGATGTTGCTCTTAATCTTCCTTGTGATGTGTATTCATTACTTAACCCATCTTTATCAAAAGAAGATGTGTTGGTCATTTTTAATGTATGAGTGATACCTGAAAAACCTGTACATCCTGTTGATATTATTCCGTCTTGGATTTTTTGAACAAGTAATGATAAATCTAAATTAAAAATAAATCTACTAAATCCAGGTGATGCTATCACATCAGATGCTGAACCAAAATATAATTGCGTATAAGGTGATTTACCAGTGTTGGTAACACTATTTGAAATTATTGTATTGTTCCTACTAAAATATGAACGATGTATTGACATTTACTCTTTTTAGATAAATATCAATTTATGCGAATATTTTGATTTAATACTTTAGTATCAAATAATTTCCATTCTGCCCTTAATCTTGTTTTAGATACTGGTGAAGTTTCCCTT